TGCAAATTTCTCTATTCTTTCAGCACCGGTTAGGTTCCAAACCAAACCAAATACTGGAGAATAAAATAGGAATAACTTAAGGAGAAGGACGGGAATGTTGAAAACCCAAAAATTCCAAACTGGCCATAACTGACAAGTCTGTTCATAAAGGCTTTCAGGGGGAATGACAGAGAATCTTTCTTCATCAGATAAATATCTCATGTCAGAAGTGTCGCTATAGCAGAATGGGAATGTTCCACTGACACACGCCACAGGACTACACTCAGTAGTTCCTTCGTAGCTCCAAGTCATCGCTGTAACACCGGACATGTTTAGGACGACTTCCTCTTCTTCAGTTTGATCAATATCACCTGTTGCTGACTCAGTTGTTGAACATACCCAACCAAAAGTTGATTGCCAGCCTAGGAAATGTTTATCAATCAATTCATTCGCAACATCGGGATCTCCCTTCAAGATGGGATCCACAACTGCAATGAATCTATCAAATTCTTCCTCACCATGCAGAGCCATTTCACGCCTAGCTGCTAGATACGCATCAGCAGCTTGCTTGGATTTTGTGCATTGAGCACCATCAACCATTTTGATCAATGATTTGTAGATGCTTTGCTTATCCAAAGGCATAACGATTCTGCCGCATAATTCACGGAATTTGCGCTTTAGGAAATCCACATCTTCAATGTGAATAAATGGTACACTTTCAGCAGTCTTTTCCGCCATAGTATAACCAATTCCATGCTCTTTCAGTGTTTTAGCGATAGAGGTGTGGTTGAATTTCTCATCCCTTGACGACATTGCGTTGTCGTCGCCATGGGTTGCCAAACGCACATACTCCTTGAAAACACTTGGATGTTTGCCAGTAGTCATCATGAACGCATAGCGCATCAAGATACTGTTCGCAATGCTGTTCAAGTGTACTGTCATCGAGTGACCAGATGAGTTTCCTCCAAACATACGGTAAACATCACCGTTGTAGTTTGTGACAGGATAACTCAACTCAGTTGCAATACCAAGTTGGTTCAAAATATCATCATGGTCGAAATTGCCACTTTCTTTGCAGATAAGCGTCATAAACTCGAAACAAATTTTCAAGATCAGCGCGCATAAGCGCTTGTCGAACTTCTCAAAATCACCAGCAATCATCTTATCGCATAACTC